AAAGTACATTAATAAAGATTCACTTTTATCATTCAATTTATCTTTCAATTCTCTAAAATTCATATTAGTGTTTCCCTTCTACACAATACTCTGATTTTTTACTTGCAGTATATTCCTTATATCCTTCTTTTGGTTTCATCCATCCACAACCAATTAACCATTCCATTGTTTGTGGTGTAGGACGAATTTGTTCCCAAAGAGGCCCTTTTGCACACATCTCAAGTTTCTCTGCAGTTACATTGGATTGTTCTTTTGCCCAGTTTGCATCTGCTTCCCATGGAATTGCTCTTGCCATTCCTACGGGTTCATAAAGCATACGAGTCATCTTCATAATCCAAGCAGGAATCTCATTGTCTTGGTGTACTTGTGCCATGAAAGAAGTTTGTAATCCACCACCCATACAATCCTGTACTGTGTGCCATCCTTCATGGCGTAGTGTTCCTAAAAACGCCATAGGATTTTTAACTAGGTCACTATTGATAAAGAATCTATTGTAACTTGGTTTGTAGATTCCTACATTCAGTGGTGGGAAATATTTGTTTGGCGCAAGATACACTGGAACATTTAACTTATCCAGTGCAGTTAGAATTCTTTTAATTTCTGCTCGGAATAAATCAAATTCTTTCCCATCAAATACTTTTGAATCTGGCGTAAGTTGTTCTATTCCATCTTTACATTCAAGAAGAATCATACAACCCAAAGCATCAAGGCTGTATGGTCTAACTTCCGGATCTTTAGTTGTCGTTGCTGCAAAAGTTGGAATTGTCAAACTTAATGATAATCCAATTGTCATAAGAAATTTTTTCATTCATCTCACCATCCTTCTTGTTTATGTATCCAAGTTTTCAAATTGCTTACATAATTTCTTAATACTTTTGCTTGTGATTGATGCCACTCATCTCCTGTTTCAAGATACATTCGCGTGTGTAAGTCCACCGCGTCTAAACACTTTTTAATTACAGGATTCCAAGGTTCCCGAATCGGAGTATTCCATTCTCTTGGCATAATGCCTCACTTTTTTTTACCACCGTTTTTTGCCTTTTTGGCAGTTGTATTACCTTGATTTTGTTTCGAATTTTTTGTTTGTGGTTTTGATGACCCCTTGTTCTTTGATTTGGACATTTCCCTGTCCTAATGGTAACTTATTATTTAGAGAACCAACAGGGTCAATTGTAACAATTTTGGGTGGTTGAACAATTATATCAGCACAAATTTTTGCATAGGGACTATCTGGGTGGAAATCAATACCAGATTTTTTTGCTTCACCACATTTTAATAATCTAACTAATTCAAAATCAAGTCGTGCTTTATCTGCTTCTGCTTGTTGTCTTGATATTTCGGTACGTACTCTTGACTTACAAAGTTCTTGTAAAGATCCATCTAAAGGTATTGAAATTCCTGCAGATACTCCTGCATTGATTGATCCTGTTTGATATGTCTCTGGGTCTTTGCTTAAATTTAAATTATTATATCCAAAGGTCTGAAGGTTTAGTGTCGGTCCTTGACAAGAAACACCAGCTCCATAAGTATTGACAGCAAAAGGACCCTGTAAAACCTGCACTGCCTGGTTCGTTACATTTCCAGTAGCAGATGCAGAGGGTCCAGCAATATTAGTATTACTTGGTTGGGTACTATCTGCAAAAGCAGAACCAGCAAACAATATTACTGCGTAAAGACCGATATAGAATTTGTTACCGAATCTTCGGTAGTTTTGCGATCTATCCATGTTTCTTTCGCAATTCCAGGAGTCAAAGTTGTCTCACTAAACTGGAACGGAGCACCTTGATTGACAATTGTATAGTTCGCACCTGGACCTGGACGGGCAGGGATATTGATATTAGTACCAGTGACGGTATAAGATGTCCCAGTAGAATATTCTATTTGTTTAATAGTTTCAACCACTTCAGTATGAGTTTTGGTCTCAGAAGTAATTGTGCCACTCGTAAAGTTAGGAGTGACTGGTGCTGCAAAACAAGGAGATATAAGTCCCGTTGCAAGCAGAAGAACGGGAGTTATGGGTCTCATTTGAATACGCTTAACTCAACGGTTCTTTGAGCGGTTCCAGTTGAACCAGGACCACCAGCAGTAATGGTAGGAACACCAGTAGGTGATAACGTACCAGCAAGAGAACCTTTGTCTCCACCTAACTGAGTAGTAGTGTTGCTATAAAGGTTGGGAGAAGCAATTGTTCCAGAAGCTGCCGACTGATTGGTGACAACAGTATCAGCAGTAATTGATGATTCAGAGAAACTAAATGCTGCACCGTTTGTGTTAATTGCGTAAGAACCTGAACTTCCAACTCCACCAAGAGTTGTTACATTAATATTTGTACCTGAGACGGCATACTGACCACCGACTCTTTCTGATTGTACCGCTGCACCCTGAACGCCTAATTGTACGGAATCAACTATTTTTGATGTAATTTCAGCTGCACTAACAGGATTAACTAAGAATAACGAAAAGATAAGAAGTAATCTTTTCATCGTTCTATAAAATTTTGAGCAGCTTATTTATGGAATATAAGTTACTAAGGTCGTGCTAAGATTTCCGGCATTATCTACATTTAATCTATATCTAGTTCCGTTGGGAGATGTAAGTATTACAGTTGAAACTCCTATAGTAACTCTACCAACACCATCTGGCCCTGTTGAAGTAATATTGTCTCCAAAATTAAGTTCTCTTGCTACTCCTTTTCTTACATTATTGTCAAGAATTTCAAGGCCACCAACTAATGCTGTTACATTTCTGAGTTGTGACCCATCACCAACAAACTGTGTTGCGGTTATAATTCCGGTAGAAGTTATATTTGTTACTTCAATATGTTCTGTAGTTGTAATTCCAGTGTTTAATATACCACTTACATTTATTCTTGGAGATCCTGTTAAATTTTTTGCAAGTGTCGATATTCCTGCAGTACTTGCATAACTTGTTAAATTATTTCCATCTCCTACAACGTTGTATAATTCTAAAAAATTATTATTGATTTTATTCATTGCAACTCGCAACGGGTCACCTTGACCATCATTGGCTAAATTTCCAATATTAATACCATTTCTAGACATTAAATTTCCCCGTCTGTTGCTATTTTTATATTTATTGGCAAAGCGGTATTAATTTATTCTAAATAAAAATGTAATAAATACAAATATCAACGATACAAGGGTTCAAATGGCAAAGCTTGGAATTTTTACTGGGACTACGCCAAATGATGGAACAGGTGATTCTTTACTGTCAGGTGCCGTAAAGATTAATTCTAACTTTACGGAAATTTATAACACCTTTGGTGACGGAACCAATTTGTCAGCAGGTGGTGTTAATATTACTGGAGTTATAACGGCAAGTAGTGCTATAAGAGTTGCTTCAGCGGTAACAGTTACCTCTGGTGGTGTTAACGCTACAACTGGATTTATCACTGCAACCGAATATGATGTTACTGGAACTACCAATACATTAAATGCTGGTGGTTTAAGTGTTGGAATTGCAACTGCATCAGTATTCAATGGAAATATTAACTCTAGTGGTTTCTCCACGATTGCTAATATTAACTCCACTGGAGTTCATACTGCTGCTGCATTCAATGGCCCAGTAAATGCAACTGGTTTCTCCACGATTGCTAATATTAACTCTACTGGAGTTCATACTGCTGCTGCATTCAATGGCCCAGTAAATGCAACTGGTTTCTCCACGATTGCTAATATTAATGCTTCTGGAGTAATGACGGCCGCACAGTTTAACGGTGATATTCGTTCAACTGGTGTTTCAACCTTTACTGGAACCTTTGGTCCAGTAATTATTGGTGGTGGTACTTCAATCGGGCAAACTGCCGCTCTTCTACAGGTTACTGGGGTTACAAGTAGCGCCTACATTGGCGGTAACCTTGGAATTGGAACAGTAATAACAAGAAGCAAAGTTGATATTGAAGGAGATCTTCGTGTTAGTGGAGCTCTTCTAAATTCCTATTATGTTGCATATAGTGTAGCAATGGGAATGTAATTTTTTATTTTATATTTTTGATAAATAAATTTAAACAAAGACGCAACCAGAGTAATTACCCATGGCAAAAAAATTAAGATATAACTACACATTCACTCCAGGATCTGGAGGTGTTGGTACAGTTGTCCTTTCTGGATATGTCGGTAGACAAAGATTGTTATTAATTACTAACGTTACCAGAAATAACTCAGTAATTTATAACTTTGCTGATAGCAATCTAAGAGCAACAGCGTATTCATACAGCTCTGCTAATGATGCAACAACATTTACCTTAAACTTTGATACTTCTAGCCATTCAGCTACTGACTCATTGATGATCTTCACTGAAGAAGATAACATCGATGTTCAACCAGCAGAAACTCAGTTGGATCCTACCAACAAGTCAAGGGTAAGTACTCCACAAGCTCTAATCGATACTGACTTTGAGTACGGTAACCAGACAACTAAGTGGGAACAGATCGGGATGGTCAATAATCGTCCTGGTAACTTTACATATCCTCAGTATATTAACGGTGTAATTGGTGCAGGTAGAACTCTATATGGAGTAATTCAACCTTCTGGATCTCGTATGGCGATGATCGCCATTATGCCCACTAGTGCAACCCCAGCCGTCGGAGAACCAATTCAACTTACAGATAGTTATTTAAACTCAAGTAATAACACATATTATGTTGAAGCTCAAGACAAAAGTGGTGCTGTTTCAGGTTTCACAAACTGTGGTTTAGTTACTGTTACAACAAGAGCACAAAATTCATTAACAGGACTAACAAGCATTTCTGATCCTAACAGAACTGGACTTCTAACTGGTGGTTATTTCTCTTATTCAAACCTTGGTGTCGGTACTTTTATTGCTCTACCAGATTCACCAGTTAGAGCCACTTCGCATTTCCATATAGGATTTGGTACACAATCTCCTCATGGACTTCATATTGGTAATCCAATCTTTGTTACTGGTACTACAGGTACTGCTAATACCACAACTAATGGTACTCACGTAGTTGTTGGTGTACCAGATCCATATACAATTTCCGTAGTTCCACGTCAAAATTTACTTGCTACATATGGACCTGGTGGTTTTATTACCACAGCTTCAATCACCGCCATGCAGGTAAGAAGTAGAACACAAGCCACATTTTTACATAGACCATTTGACGGTGGTGTTCTATTCTCTAGTAATGCAACATCAAATAATGAACAGGCAATTCGTCAGACAAGAAGATATTTCCGTTATCAATCTGGTAAAGGTATTCAGATGAGTACCGGTACAATCATGAATCCAACGATTCAGATTGATAGATTAACCGCTTCTGGAACCGCCGCTGGTTCTGTAATTACAATTCAAACAAAGGAACAGCATAACCTACAAGGAATTATTCCTGGAACTCAAGTTCAAATTCAAGGTTCAACAACTTCAGGTTATAATGGAACTTATACGATTGCATCTGTAACTGGTTATAACAAGTTTACAGTTCTTGCAACACAAACTTTAGGATCTACTACTGCTGCAGGAAACTTCTATATTGCTCTGTCAACCTGGGTTGGTGCTATCAATCGTCTTGGTATTTTTGATCAACAAAATGGCCTATTCTGGGAATACAACGGAGCTGAACTTGCCGTTGTTCGTAGAAACTCTACATTCCAAGTTTCTGGTAGATACAAAGTATTTAATGGTAGCAGTGCTGTTTACTACGCTGATTATAGCCCATTCACTGATACTGGAAACTTCCCCGGAAACTTCCCTGGTCAAGTAAACCCTGGAGATTTTATTGTCATCCGTGGTCAGAGTTACAGAGTTGTCCAATTAGGTAGTAGAGATACTAGTGATGCTACTGTTTGCCACATTGCTCCTCCTTATAGAGGACCTGACGCAAACTATGTTACAATTAGTAAAACTGTTGATACAAGAGTTGTACAAAACGACTTTAACATTGATAAGTGCAACCTAAGTGGTCCTAGTGGATATAACGTCGATCTTACCAAGATGCAGATGTTCTATATTGACTATACTTGGTATGGTGCGGGATTTGTACGTTACGGACTCAGAGGACCAAGGGGTAACGTTATTTACGTCCACAAAACACAAAACAATAACGTAAACTCTGAAGCATACATGAGATCTGGTAACTTACCAGCTCGTTATGAGTCAGTTGCTTTCCCACCTACGGCACTTGTTACCAACGTTGGTACTGGTACTGCTAATGGTATTGCAGTTGCTGATAACTACATTGGAATTGGTTCAACTGCATTGTTCCCACCAGCCGGCGGTACAATTCTTGTAAGAAACCCATTTTCTTGCGAATACATGAATTATACAGGCATCGCTGCTACTGGATGTCTAACAGGTATCGTAAGAGTACAATCGGGGGTTGTTACGGGTGTTATTGGAACAGTTAGTGCAGGAAGTCCAACGATTCAAGTTGCGGCCACCAGCAAAACTAATGAAGTTCTTCAAGTTGGTCAGAGAATCATTCACCCAAATTTCCCAGACGGAACTTATGTTGCATCTATTGGTGGCGGTTCTGGTGTTAATGGCATTATTACTGCAAGTAACGCAGCAACTGGAGCAATCACTGCTGGTATCATCACATGTCTCCCTATGTCTGGTGGATTCTCAACCAGTACTGTTGCGGCAGTTGGATTTGCTTATAGTGTTGCCAGACCAACAACGGTTGAACTTGCTTGGCCAACATATGCGCCAGGTATCTCACACTGGGGTTCTTCAGTAATCATGGACGGTAGATTCGATAATGATAAATCTCTGGTCTTTACTTATGGTACAACAAGTGCTCTCACTATTTCTCCTTCTGGAAACGCAGCTCTCTTCTCGATTCGCGTTGCACCTTCTGCTGATACTGGTACTGCATCTCCATTTGGTCAAAGAGAAATCGTTAATAGAATGCAATTAACTCTGAACGCTCTTGACATCTCTGTCGTTGGTGTTTCTACTGCAAACCTCCTGATTCGTGCATACCTAAACGCAACTCCATCGAGCAACACTCTTTGGACAAACGCGGTTGGTAACGCAGATACTCCAAACTCCTCACTTGCACAGATTGCTGACTACACTGCTGGTACAACAACTCTAACAGGTGGTGAGGTTATCGCTGGTTACTGGGTTGCTGGTACTGGTTCTGTTGATCTCTCTGGTGTTCGTGACTTGGGCAACTGCATTAATGGTGGTGGTGGTTCGCTATCCAACTCTCAAATCTATCCAGACGGACCTGATACACTCACAATTTATGCATCTAATTTGACTCCAAATAACTCAGTTCGTATTTTCGCACGTCTTTCCTGGACAGAGGCTCAGGCATAATTCGGTTACTTCCAACCTTATTGCAAAGGGGGATTTATTCCCCCTTTTTTATTTTAAAAATAAATACTATTATATTAATAACGTAGGTATAAAATGTCCAAACTAGGTATTAATACAGGAACTACGCCTAATGATGGTACTGGAGATACCTTGTTGGATGCCGTTATTAAAATTAATAGAAATTTCAATGAAATTTACAATACAATTGGAAATGGAACAAATTTAGGAATAGGATCTTTATCTCAACTTATCGTTTCTGGTGTTGTTACTGCAAATAGTTTTAGACCTAGTAGTGGTTATTATCAATCACCTAATGGTACTAATGCATTTTATGTTTATGATACTAGTGGAGATGTATCTTTTCAAGGTAAAATAGTTACCAATTATATTAGAAGTAATACAAACTTAGATCCAACCATTACAGTTTCTGATCTGGATCTTCAGTTTGCAAGAAATGTTATTATTTCTGGAGTTACAACTTCAACGGGGGGTTTTGTAGGAAATCTCACTGGTTCATCCACATATGCTTCGACAGCAGGCATAGCAACTTATGCAACTTCTAGTGGAATATCTACTTATACTTTGACAGCAGGTATAGCAACTTATGCATCATCAGCTGGTGTATCAACTAATGTAAAAGGAACTGGAAATAGAGTTCTTTATAATTCATCGACTGATACAACAACTACAAGTTCAAACTTAGCATTTGATGGAACTACTTTATCAATTAATTCAACCCCTGGTTCTAATGCAAGTTCAGTTTATTTGACTGGAACACCTTTTGGCGGTAATACAAAAAATGGATTATTTGGAATTGGGCAACTTGGATTTAATGATAGCAATATTATTGCTAATTTTACATCAAATGTTAATAGCTATTCCCAGGTTATTATACAAAATCTAAGTACAGGTAATGCGGCATCAGCTGATTTCATCGTTAACAGTGATAGTCCACAAGGTCAAACTTATTATGGTGACTTTGGTATCAATGGAACTGGATATAATGGTGGAGGTCCTTTTGGTGATGTAAGTGGAACATATCTCTATGCAGCTGGCGGAACACTTTCTATTGGCACGAATGATGCATATGATTTTAGAATTGCAACAGGAAATGCATTCCAAACACCAGTTACAAGAGTCACTGTTGCTGCAGTAACTGGTAATGTTGGAATAGGAAGCACAATTCCAACTAATACTTTTACTGTTGGTGGCGGAACTTCGACAATAAACCTTTATGTTTCTGGTGTTTCTACTTTTGCGGGAGGTATTACAACAACTAGTGGAACCTTATTTGCTAAACAATTTTGGGCTTCTGGTATATCTAGTTTTTCTAATAGTGTATATTTTGCAAATAATGCGAATCTATACATTGGTAACGGATTAAATTTTGCTAATGATGGAACTACAAGCACTATTACAGAAAATGGTCCAGGCAACTTGATCTTTAATTCAAATGGTGGTTCAATTAGAATAAAACTTAATAATGTTGATTCTATTGTTGCAAATGAAGCAGCATCAGCAGATCTTTATTATAATGGATCCAAAAAGTTTAGTACAACTAGTACAGGAGTAACGGTTACTGATGATATAACAGTTGGTGGAAATTTAAATGCTTCTGGAGTAATGACCGCCGCACAGTTTAACGGAGATATCAACTCTAGTGGTTTCTCTACGATTGCTAATATCAATTCTTCTGGAGTAATTACAGCTGCTAATATTAACTCAACTGGAGTAATGACGGCCGCACAATTTAACGGTGATATCAACTCTAGTGGTTTCTCTACGATTGCTAATATTAACTCCACTGGAGTAGTAACAGCCACAGCATTCAATGGTCCAGTAAATGCAACTGGTTTCTCTACGATTGCTAATATTAATGCTTCTGGAGTAGTAACGGCCACAGTATTCAATGGAAATATTAATGCAACTGGTTTCTCCACAATTACCAACATAAACTCCACTGGAGTAATGACGGCCACAGCATTCAATGGTCCAGTAAATGCAACTGGTTTCTCGACGATTGCTAACATTAATGCTTCTGGAATTGTTACAAGTGTATGTTTAAATGTTACGGGTTTTAGTACTGCGGCTGGTGGATCATATTTTCAAAATATCTTAAAAGAAAAAATAAACATAGTGGCTGGTAAGTTAAGTGATAATACTAATATAAATTTAGAAAATGGAACCGTTCACTTTTTTACTACAACAGAGACAACAACATCTACTCCAAATATTAGATTTAATTCTACTACAACTCTTAATAGTTCTATGGCGGTTGGCGATTCGGTTAGCGTAACTATTATTACAACTACTGCAGCTGCTGCTTATTCTGCAACTTGGAATATTGATGGAACTGGAACTGGTGTAACCAGAAGATGGTTGGGTGGTTCAGCACCAACAACAGGAGGTTCAAGCGGAAATGATGTATATAATTGTACAATAATTAAAACAGCTTCAGCAACTTACACACTTCTTCTAAATTTATCTAACTTCGCATAAAAATGTCACCACTTTCAGGATTATCTGGATTAGGCGGAGGACTTCTCTTAGGTAGTTCTCGCAAAAAAATTAATACACTCCCAAAAGATCCTCCTGCATCAACAACTTCTACATCAAGTTTTGTTTATACTGGTGCCAATCAAACATTTACTGTTCCTAGTAATGTATATTGGTTAAAAGTTACTTGTAATGGAGCTGGTGGTGGTAGAGGAAATGGAACGGGAAGCGGCGGAGCTGGGGGACAAATTGTTGGATGGGTTCCAGTATTACCAGGAGATATTTACAAAGTAATTGTTGGAGGCGGCGGTTTGGGTAAAGGTGCATCTGCAACCGATAGATATGGTGCAGGTGGAGGGGGATTTAGTGGGTTATTAAATAATGCTACCGATGCTCATATTATTTCTGCCGGCGGCGGTGGTGGCGGTCAAACCAATGCTCCAGTTACATCAGGGGGTGTATCATTATCTACATCTGGAGGACATACCCAGGTTTATAGTAGTGCCACTGCTGTTGGTGGTCAAGGTGGTAACGCAGCATCTTCAATAAGTAGTATATCACAATTGACTGGAACTTCTGGTAGTTCTTCTAAAGGTGGAGATGGTGGATATACAAATGTGAGTCCTACTTCTCCATATAATAACGTAGATGCTGGCGGCGGCGGAGGTGGCGGAGGATATGGAACTGGTGCAGGGACTGGAGGTAATGGATGTAATAGTACTGGAAATAGTATAACCACTGGTAAAGGTGGAGATGGCGGTTTTGGCGGCGGTGGAGGAGGCGGCGGCGGCGGAGTTGGAGGTGCAGCTCAAAGAACCAATCCTGGAAGTGGCGGCGGTGGTGGTTATATTGGAGGCCAAGGTGGTTTAAATAATATAACTTATCAATGGCGATCTGGTCAAGGCGGATGGAATTTCTTTTATTGGAATTCAAATCCTAGAAGTGGATCTACCACACCATTAATATCAACGACTTCGGGTGGTGGTTCGGCTGGTGGATCTGTAGCGGCGGGAACTAATGGAAATAATGGTAGTGTAACAATCCAATATTCAACGCAATAACTATGTATAAATTTAATTTTAATTTAGACCAATCTTTTGACAAATATAAAGATGTTGAAACTAAATCATTTTTAAACCCAGAGTTTAAAGATCAATTTTATGAAGATATTTCTTTATTTACGCCTGAAATTTTATCCACTACAAATTCATCAAAAACTTCACTTGAAAAGTTGGGAATTTGGATTAACCATTATTCAAAAGGAGATTTTAATGAAATACATGATATTAATTCTGACGAATATCAACAAAAATGCAATTACACTGGAATATTAATTTTAGAAGTAGGTGAAGATGAGGATTTAATTATTTTTGATGAAACGAATACAATACCAAATAAATACAAACTTGAACGAGGTGATTGTTATTTAATTAAGAATGACATTTTACGTGGATTGGAAATTGTCAATGATAAACTGATTGCTTTAATGTTCATGGCCAATTTATAGATGACCGATGTTTAACTTTAACTTTGGAAATAAGAAACCAAGTATAGTTCAGTATGCTGTGGTTGGTTCAATTCTCTCCATCATTATATCATTACTTTCTGGATTTTTCAAGATTGATGAGAAACAAATTTGGGAGTTAGTTGATGAAATTCAGAGAGCATTACATATTAATATTGTAAATGATATCATTATTAATGATCCAGAACTTCTGAATAGAAGAGTTCACAGAGATGTTGATAGAGCACTGGATCAAGTCACTCCAGAATATAATCGTATTATTGAGGAAGCTAATAAGAAGTATAAACCAAAGTATATGGACTTAGAAAATGATGAGTCCTTATGTCACTCAGAGGATTGCAAGAAACTTGCACCACCAATGAGATTATGTTCTCCAGTTTTTGAAACAATTGACTGTAATGTTAAACCAGAAGATAAATAAATAACATTATAAAAGTACTTTTTATTGTATACAAATGGAAGCACAAGACATCAGAGGTCTCATGGAGGCCTATTCGCAAGTGTATGAGACCCCTGAGGTTTTTAATGAGGAAGTAGAAGATCTCCAAGAACATGGTGGTGCAGGCGCTGCTATTGTAGCACAACAAAGAGCACAACAAAAAGCACAAGCATCTTCTGCAAAAAAAGATCTTGAATCTGGAAAAATGCTTGGTATTGGTGGGGCAGCTTTTGGCACACAAACTGGAACTTCAGTTAAATTAAATTCTGCTGCTACAAAATCACAAGGTAGAACAGTATTAGATACTGCTCGTCAAAATATTAGGGGTGGTGGTCTACAGAGGGGAAATGCTGGTCCTGCAGACAATAAAATTAGTTTAGGTGGTCAAACTCTTTATAAAGCAAAACTTGGTGGTAAAGATGTTTATGTAGGTGCTAAAAAACCAGGAGCACCTGCAGCTCCTGCAAAACCTGCTGCTCCTACAACTCCTGCAAAACCTGCTGCTCCTACAACTCCTGCAAAACCAGCTGCTCCTGCAGCTCCTGCAAAACCATCTCCAACTGCTGGACAAAAACCAACCACTCCTGCAACACCTGCAAAACCAGCAGGATCTGCAATGGATCAGTGGAGAGCTGCAAATCCAAAACTTGCTGCAGCTGCTGACGAAAAGGCAAGAATTCGTGGAACACAACAAACTGATAATCCTTTAATGAAGGATATGAAGTCCAATCTTCCAATGAAATCCCCCTCTGTTCAAGCACCTGAAGTTTCTAAATTGGGTGCTGGAAATCAGTCATTAACACAAAATCCAAATGCACTTAAAGCAGCTACTCCAAAACCAGCTGCAACAGCTGCTGCTAAACCAACTGGTTTTGATCTTGCTAAGAAAGGTGTAAATCTTGCACAATCATTTGATGTCTTTGATGTAGTTCTAGGCCACCTTCTAGATGAAGGTTATGCAGAAACCAAAGAGAATGCAATCGCAATGATGGCAAACATGAGTGAAGAGTGGAGACAATCTATTCTGGAAGCTCATGGAATTGAATTTGTTAATGAAGCAAAAAAAGGTGACGGAAATCTTGCAAATAACTATCCTCCTTATGATAAAGTAACCAGAGGAGATGTTATTGCAGGTGCTCTTGGTCAAGATCAAAAGGGCGGTAAGAAAAAAAAAAATAAAGTAACCAAAGAAGAACTACAACTTGATGAAACTCGTAGAGATCCAAGAGGTCGTCCAGCCTCTGGCCCTATGAGTGTTTATGGTGGTACGGGTAAAGATGCAGGTCCTGGTGGATGGGGCAATCCAAAGATTGATGCAATGGATGCGGCTCAAAGAAGAGTAAAAGCAACCAAACCAGCAAAAATGGGAATGGCCGCTGATGCACTCTTTACCAAATATTCAGCTAGACAGAGAGGGATGGAGCACGGTTCTCAAGAAGGTCCAGGTGCAAAATCTCCAAAGAGAGGTGGTCGCCCAGGCCGCGGTGCTAACACCGATAGAGGAAAGGGAAATGCTGCTGCACGCAGAATGAAAGAAGAACTGGAAGCATGGGTAAATGAACTTATCGCAGAAGGTTATGATCTCTCGGACTACACTTGGGATGAAGTTGCTGAGATCTATATGGAAGAACTAAAACTACTTGATGAAGCAGAAAAACCATTCCCACACGAAAAGGTCGAAAGAAAACAAAAAGCACTTAGAGATAAGGGTGGTGATGCTCTAGAGCGTAGAATGAAAATGGGACTTGCCCGTCGTCGTGCTACGGAAGCAGAAAAAACTGGTGTTTCTCAACAAGATGCTGGTAAGGGATGGTATCACGCAAAAGAAGAAGTAGAACAACTTGATGAAATCAGCCTTAAAACTAAAATGAAGGCATATGCAGCATCAAGAGATGTTGATGCAGATTATGCTTATGGTTCTAAAGTTCACGATCAAGGTGATAGAATTAAGGCAAATATTGTAAAGAAGCATGGTAAGGAAGCTGGTGAACACGCAGAACGCCATGCTGATGTAAGCAACTTTGGACGCAAAGATGCAAGTGGTAAGTATAAAGGATTACCAAAATCCAGAATTGAAAAGAGTGATTACAGAACCACTGCTTCTGGTAAAATGCACAAACAAGACCAATCAGAACTCAAGAGAGAACTGAGAATTAGAAGAGGTAAAAAACTCCGTGCTGCGGATGCAGATGACGACAATTGATTTCACTGGGGGTTGACTAACCCCCTTTTTTATGACTATAATAACTCTGTCCGGGTTCAAAGGATAAATAAGGCTCAGTGACTTAGAGAGCTTTATGAGTTATGAAAACCCTTGGCTCTACAATGGGGAAATATTTGATTCTGATCATATTCAGGATAATTTTGGTTTTGTTTATCATATTCACTGCAATAAAACTGGTAGGGACTATATTGGTAGAAAATATTTCTGGAGTTTCCGCAAGAAAGGAGGCTCTAGTAGACGAACTAAGATGGAATCTGACTGGAAAAGGTATTACGGATCTTGCCCAGAACTCAAAGCCGATGTTAACCTTTGGGGAAAATCATCTTGCGACAGAAGAATACTTAGCCTCCATAAGACAAAAGGACAATGTAACTACGAAGAAACAAGACAATTGTTCGTAAAAAATGTTTTGATAGAAGCCCTTGACACTGGGGAACCGAGGTACTACAATAGCAATGTACTCGGTCGTTACTACAGGAAGGACTACTTTCATGGAACATCAAATGATTGATCAAGAGGAAAACCTTAAAGATAGTATTATTGATCGTCTGCACTACCTCGCAGAGATGGGTGATTATTTAAACGCATGTGCTGTTTATGAGGAGTTTCGTGAAACTATTACGATGAGTAATTGACAAAAACCTAAATATGTGATATTATGTAACAACCCGATACGAAAGTGTCGGGTTTCTCATTATGAGATTTTGAAGTGACAATTAGAGCCGTGGAAAGTGCCCTTTGAGAAAAGGGTGTACCCCCTTTCTATACGGATGTAGAGTTCAATCGATTTTAATGCAACAATTCCTTACAGTAGCCCTGCCTCTCGTGGCAACGGTTACAACCAATGTGGCAACACTGCCTTCAGTGTGTCCTCCTCCACCTGTGAGTGGTCCACCACCATTCTCTATCATTCAGGAGGAGCCTACATCAAAGACAGCGACCAAAGAGGTTGCTCCCGAAAAGCCAAAAGAGAAAAGGCTAATTTGTAAAGGGTGTAATAAAAATGAAAATGAAGCCCTGGAATATTTCCAGGACATTGGAATTAAAGACAGAAACGCCCTTGCTACTATCATGGGCAATATCAAACAAGAATCTAAATTCAATGCTGATATTTGCGAAGGTGGTAGCTTTAGATCATATCACTCCTGTTGGGGTGGTTATGGTCTGATTCAATGGACATCTGCCAACCGTTATTATGGATTGGGTGATTTTGCTAGAAAGTATGGTGGTTCGCCATCATCACTTTATACGCAACTTCGTTATCTCACAAACGAGGTTCAGTGGCAAAAGATTGAGGAGAAGATGAAAACTCCTGGCAAATCAATCTATAGCTATATGAACTATGCGTATGATTGGATTGGGTGGGGCTATCATGGCGCCCGTACAGAGTATGCGTATGATTATGCATCCCGTCTGACCCAGGTAGAAGTTTGATACAATAGAATAGGTTGGGAGGGGTTGACAACACTCCTCCCCCACTCTATACTCTAAATATGGAGAGGTGTCCGAGTGGTTTAAGGAGCGGACCTGGAAAGTCCGTGTGGAGGTAACTTCACCGAGGGTTCGAATCCCTCTTTCTCCGCCTTGGGTAGGTTTCCGAGTGGTTAAAGGAATCTGACTGTAAATCAGACGGCTCCGCCTTCGGGGGTTCGAATCCCTCCCTGCCCACTTTGGGGATTATCTTGTAAAACAGCTCCAATGTTTCCTCTTTGAGGTTTAGATTTTTTCCTTGACCGCTGTGGGGAAACGGTCAACTTGGGAGATTAGCTCAGTTGGTTAGAGCGCACCCCTGATAAGGGTGAGGTCACTGATTCAAGTTCAGTATTTCCCATTGACTAGTTCTGGGGTCCTCCGTTGGTTGAGGGTTACCCTTCCTAGTCATCCCTTGACAATTCAACCTTTCACGGGTATAATTGTCTCATGTCTCAGTAGCTCAGCTGGATAGAGCATCTGCCTTCTAAGCAGTTGGTCGGGGGTTCAAGTCCCTCCTGAGACGCCTTGGAGACCTCATTCTCCATACACACAACACACACACAAGGAGTAAAACAATGACACCTTACGAACTTCGATTTGAAATTTTTAAGCAAGCATATGCTTTTGCTAACGATAAGTTTTGTATTGAGATGGACACCGCCCGTAGTTGGAATGAGTGTTCTATGAATAATGTAAAAATGGATCTTCCAGAATTTCCAACTTATCAAGAAGTAGAATCACTTGCTGAAAAAATCAATACATTTGTAAGTTCCAAATAAAATAGTGGGGTGGCAACACCCCCGTTAGTATTCCTCTGTAGCTCAGCGGTAGAGCGGTCGGCTGTTAACCGATTGGTCGCAAGTTCGATCCTTGCCGGGGGAGTTGATAGGGTTGGAAATGTCCGATTCTATCAAATTGGTTCTGGGTGGAATTCCCAGTAGTTCCATTGGGGACTGTCCTTTGTAGGTTCGATACCTACATCTTCCTTATGGAAGATAAGAACGGCTATTGGAAACCCTTTATTCACTGCCCTCTAACGCAGTGAAAATTGCAGAAAGTGTCTTCTGCGGGTGACGGGCACTCGTTACCCATTCGTCGCTGTGGCGGAATTGGTAGACGCGCTGGGTTTAGGTTCCAGTGAAGTAATTCGTGGGGGTTCAAGTCCCTTCAGCGACATTAATCTCGTTAAAGAGAATGAAATTAAGTTACATGATAGGATTTCAAGAACATGATTTGAGATCACTCAAAATGATTTCGTATCATATGGTGTATCCTATTAAAAATACATCATATCTTTATGCAAAATCATATAATATTCGTACTTCAAAATATGAAGGATATCAATATGGGTATTATGAAAAAATAAAAGAAACTGAAAATCCTTTTGAAAGTTGGGAACCACAAATATATAAACATTTGATTATTAATAATTCTGATGTGACTTATATGCACGAAGCATATACTCCAAATGATCAGTTAGTAAAAAAAGATATAAGAGTTATTTGGAATCAAGTTCCAGATCTTTTGGAGTTTTATCCAACTTTAGAAAAAATAGATATTATCAATACTTTAATTAAATCTAACATTGCTTATCATATTAATTTTCAATTTTATGTAAATGGCAATTTGTCAATAGAGTTTTTCAATGATTCTTGGGGTTATAAATTAAAAAAAGAATCTTATTACCATCATGGTCTTTTAACTGATGATCAACTTAAATATATTAATCAAAGTGTTTTTGAAGGACTTTCATATTCTGTAAAATTTAAATGGAACAACACTGGTAAAATATCAGAAAAATTTTATGTTCAAGACGTAAGTGATTATCAATGGATTTAGATGAATTTTATTCAAAAGAATCTATAAAACTTTGGGAAAAAGTTTTAGGACCAAAGATGCATTATCATTTTGGTATTCCAAATACAGATAATGATCCTTTTGATCAAGCTATATTAAAC